CTGCTTTCCGGCGTCCGACGTGACCTGCTTCACAAAACTTTTGCCGCCGTATACGTCGTTCCGCAGCTGCTTAACGTCCTTCTGGAGCTGCAAGCGCTCCTTCTCAGCCTTCAGCTCCTTGTTGGGGTCATCGGCCCGGATGTTAGTCTGTCCCTGTAAGTCGCGGTACTGCTTTTCCATCTGGAGCCGGTTGATGCGCGCCCGCAGCTCCTCATCGGAGTAATCCTCGGCTTTCTTGCCCGAGCGCTTCGGTGCATACTCCACCTGTTCGGCGTCCTCGCCTGCATTCCCGTCTCCGCGGTAGTGCTTCTTTCCGGCCGCCGTCAGGGTGCCATTCTTGTTCTGGTATCGCCGCACGCCCCACTTCATGCCCTTGATGCCCCAGTGGTACAGCTCACTGTTGCGATTCATTGTTTCACCACCTTTACTTTTTTGGTTTCCTGCGCAGATAAACATTGCCAAACAGATTCGACCATTTTGCCTTAGCTGCCGCTTTTTCCGTGTTTTTGTCGCCGCTGTTCTTGCGGAAGGTGAGCTGCTTTCCAAGGAGTCGTGCTACAGTCTGTGCTCCTTTCTGTGCCGCTCTTTTCCTGCGTGCCGCAGAGGTTTTCTTCTTGTAGCGCTTCTTAGCATCCTTCATCCGTGTCTTCTTTTCGTCAGCGGTCTCGTTTTCAGCACGCTGTTTCCGATACTTTGCATCCCGCAACCGGTCTGCTTCCTCGGCTGAGATGTACTTCTTTCTCAGCTTGGTCTGGCCGTCCCGGTCTACATACTGCTCCGTTGCGATATGCACTGTCCTGCCGTTGGGGTGATGTTCCAGTCGGTATGCTCCGGTCAGTCGTTTCCACCCAGCCAGCTGCCGGGTCTTGTCCCATTCCTTCTGCTGGGCGCGCGTGGGCTTGGGTTTCGTTGTGTTCCGGTATGCGTCATATGCCGCCTTACTGTAGAAGTACAGGTACTTGGGCCTTCCGTTCTTGTTGGTCCCGTCCGCCACACGCATGTAATACTTGTGGCTTTTCCATTCCTTCCCGAACAGCCCATGACTGAGATAGTCCCAATAGTCGTTTACCATTTCGATTTTTCACCTCTTTTCTATGATTTACAAAATCGGCCCTGCATGATATACTGTGACCAATAAGGAGGCGACAGTATGTACATCATCTGGGGAATGATACGCTCGACTATTTTATATGGTATCGTCTTATCTCTTTTGAGTGGCATAGACTTTCCATTGCCTATAATAGCTTTATATGTACTGGTAGCCTTACTTCACATTTTTAGGTGTAAAGTTTTGTCCAAAGATACCAGAGGCATAGCAGAAATCTTTTCAGGAGCTTTGGTTCATGATGTTATTGCACCATTCCTCAGCGCTAAAATGTTGCTCGAAAGGCTATTTCGACATTTTGTCCTCCGTGATAAATCAGAAATCATCTTTGAAGTCGAAATGCAAGTATATGTAAAAGGCATATGGGCTGTTTGCATACTTCTTTTACTGATCTCGAAACTCTTGTAAAAAACAAAAAAAGACCCCGCCAGCGTACCATGTGTTATCACGATACGTCAGCGGGGTCGTTATTTTTTTTTTTGCGTGTCAGCCTGCTTTCGGCGTGAGCCACTCTGTCACGGTCTCAACACTGAAGCCGCATCCCTTTGCGATCTGCTCAATGGAAATGCCCATTTTATAGAAGTTCACGGCCATCTCTCTGGCCTGTTCCTCTTTCCCTTCCTCAAAGCTCTGCACTCTCAGCTCTTCCATCACCTTACACATATCACTCACTCCCTTCGGATTCTCTTTGAGGTAGCGTGTCCGCTCTGCCATCAGCTCAAAATTCATGTCTTCCGCTCTGGTGCAGTTGAAGTCATACATCAGTCTGCCGATGTCCGAGTCTCCGCGGTATTTCCCGTTCACGTACAGGATATGCGCCCCGTCGCCAAACGGCTGTCCCAGCGTCAGGTTCATGTTCTGGATGACGTATACCGGTTCGCCTGCTTTGTAGTAATCATTTTCCGTGATGAAAATGATATAGCTGTCCGGCAGTTCCCGATATTCCTGTTTCTCGTCCAGATTTTCTATGTCCAGCGCACTGGAGTGGTATCTGGCCCGGTGAGGGTCAGCATCATTGTCGGCACGCTGTATCTCGATGTCGTACTTCTTTCCGGTGTTGTCCGTGGCGTATGCGTCGAGGCATATCGACCTCGCTCCTGTCACCCGTTTAAGGTCTGCCTGTGTCTCACACTTCACCAATGTCAGGTCAGGCTTCCCCATAATAATGCGGAGTACCAGTTCGGCCAGCGGGATGTTGTCCTTGAACAATCCCCGCATAAAGGTATCGTCAATGGGCCGGAATCCGCGCAGACGCTCGAGGTCTTCCCGATGCCGCCGCTCCCGCTTTTGTTCTTCGGTCTCCTGCATCCGACCTCACCTCCTGTTCTGTGATACTATTTTATCATAGCTCAGTCGGTTTATCAACCCTCACTCAAATGCATCCCGGTTCAGCTTCCACGCCACGTAGGCATCCATCAGCGCCGCCACGGCGTCGATCTTCTTGTCGTGCCGCTGCTTATAGAGCTTCCGGTTCCCGTTGGTGTCCTCCAGCGTGATGCAGTTGCCCATGGCAAACTCCATCAGTGCCTCGTCGAACAGCAGCTTTCTCTGCTCGCTCAGCTTCTTCAGTTCACCCAGCGGCACACTCTCCGTCCTTGCGCCCTGAATGACCTTCTCGATGCCAAAGGGGCCGTTCTCCTGCGCCCACCGCTCCACGAATTCCTTCGCGTTGTAGGGGTCGTAGCCAAAGGCCCGCACGTCATACTCGCTCTGCAGGATGTAGGCGTCGAGGTCGTCGTAAACCTGCATCATGTCCAGCACAGTCCCGTCGAACACCTGCAAAGTGCCTTCGTTCATGAACTCCTCGTACTTCTGCCGCATCGCCAGCGGAAGCTGTGAGAGGGTGTAGCTGGTGATGTAATCCCGCGTTTTCACCCCGAAATATCCGTTCTCCAGCGGGAACAGAAAAGTAAACGAGCAGAAATCGTCGCCCAGCGAAAGGTCGGCACCCATGGCACAGGGCATCTGCCAGAAGTCCCGGCGTCGGTGCCGCAGGGTCTCCTCATAAGTAAAGAAGTAGGTGTAGCCCTCCATCGGCAGGTTGAAGCGCTTGGCCAGAATATCATTCCGTGCGCCGGGCGAGTTTTCCGCGCGCTCCACATCCAGCTGGTAAGTCTCGTAGCTCACAGTCTGCCCGAGGTTCGGGTTCGCCTTCAGCCACATTTCTGGCTTGCCTACTTCGTCGATAGAGTCCAGCTTGTAGTAGAAGATGGAGACATGCGGGTTGATATACTCGCCCTTCAGGATCTCCATCAACTCCATTTTGATGGTGTCGCCGCAGCCGTTTCGGACAGTACCCTCCGAGCTTGCCGCCACGATGAGATAATCTTCGTTCTTGGCTGCGCCCTGCTCGATGGCGCCAATGGGGTCTTCCCGGATGTCGCAGGAGAGCCATTCGTCCACGGTTGCCACACGGTCGCGCCGGCCCTGTAATTTCTCGATGGTCATGGGGCGTATCTCCAGCAGCGAGCCCGTCAGGAAATTCTCGATTCCCTTCTTGGTGGAGGCCATCTTCACCCGGTCGCTCTTCGCACCCGTGGTGTTCTGGATGCTGCCCATGGTCATAAACTTAAAAACAGGCCCTCTCGCCCGCGCCAGTGCTGTCCGGAACGGTGAGAGGACTTCTTCTGCCTGTTTCATGGTGGGGGCAGTCGTCACCTGCTGGGTCGTGCTCTTGTCCACCGTCATAAAGTAGGCCTGTAAGCACTCCAGATACATGGTCTTTGCTGCCGCACGGGTAATGATGAGATACTGCTTGGTGATGAGCCGCTTCTTGATGCGCTTTCGCTCGTAGTGTCCCCCATGTCCCCCTGGCTCCGGCACGTACACGCTCCGCTCTACAAAGTAGTACCAGCCGAAGATCTCCTCTGCCCAGAGCTTGAAGCTGTCCAGCAGTTTCAGATCACTGCCGTCGGTCAGAGTCAGCTCCCTCTCGCAGAACTTGATAAAGCCGTTGACAGCCTTGTCGTCGTAGTAAACGCCCGGGTTCGCGATGAGGTCGTCGATCCGGTTCATTTCCATTGAAATTTCCCGGCAGACAGGTATCTCGCCCCGCATCACGGCCTCCCGGAACCGGCCGTAGTAGATGGGCGTGGCCGTATTCGAGAGTGCCATAATTTTATTCTCCTAAGTCCTATTCATTGCAGGTTCGTGCCATACTATAGCGAAAATTAGGTTTTCATCAAGATCCATTATAATAAGGCAGCGCCGTCACAGTGTCTCGCTTTGTAATACGGCTTTTTCGGATTGTCGAAGCACTCCTTCGAGTTCGGACATTTCCATAACCTGAAGTTAGCGCAGGTCCGGCAGAGGCTGTAAGCGTCGGTCATGTTCCAGTTCACCGTTTCAGACGCCCATAGACGCATCGCTTCCTGTATATCATACATATCGTTTCATCCCTGTCTCCCTCATAGGGTGTGCTCAAACGTTCCGTTTCACCGCAGCAGGAGTCCTCGCCGATCTCCGTTATGACTCCGCTTTATCGAACTCGATGTTCAGCCGGAACTCCATTTCTGCAACGGTATTTTTCAGCGCCTCCATGGCGGTCGAACTCTGCGGCGGGTCGAACGCGAGCCTTACCTTTGCGCCCATGTAAGACGCGATGGCCCTCGCCCGCTCGTCTCCGGGCAGAAAATCGTCCCACACAGCACTTGCGTCCACGATGCCAAAGCCCTTCTCCGGACCCACACCCAGCTGCTGCAGCACCAGAAATACCGCGTTGATGTGCATGATGATGTCCGCATCGAACTCCGTGTAGCTCTCCGCTATCCCCAGCAGCTTCTTCACGCTTGTCAGAATCGAATTCATTTTGATTCCTCCTTGGCATCGCTGTCGCCACCCATAATGTAGCTCATCATGGCATAATACAAGTCCTTCTGAGCCCTCGCCAGCAGTTCCAGTTCGGCCAGATGGTGGGGCGCGCCGTCCTTCCCCATGGCCGCTTCTTTCTGTGCAGCAGCTTCAACAATCTCGGTCAGCTTCTGGTGATCAATGGTGTCCAGCCCGGATTTCAGAGCACTGTGGTTCTCCATGCTGTTCGGGGTGATTTTCATCCCATCAAGCGTAATATCCCCGGCCCGCACCTGCTGCCCATCCACATTTGTCGCCAGAGCATCGTCAAAGTCAAAGCCCCTGCTCCGCGGAGCAACCGTATAGCACTGCTCAAGCCCGGCTTCCGAAATGCCCACATTCGCCCAGAACAGTGCCTCGTCCAACTTCGTCAGCGCAATGCTTCTCGAGCGGCTCGGCGCAAGGTGCTGAAGCATTGCCTCTGCCTCTTCCAGCTTCCGCCGCAGAAGGACACTGTATTCCGCTTCCCGTTCATCAAACTTTTGTCTCGCGTACATCTTATCCCTCCATAACCTGTCGTCGCAGCAGGTCAAGTTCAGCATCATGCCAATATCTTTGACCTTGCGGAAGTTGACCTCTTCGCCGTTTTCCGTGTGGATCAGAAGCTCCGTGCCGGAAATACGCCAGTAGGCGTCCTTCCAGCCCCGCCGTTTCACTTTGTATCCCTGCTTCATGGTAAGCCAAGCCGTCGTCCAGTTCATCCTATTTCCTCCAAGGGCAGGTGTCGCCCGGCTTCCGTTCGCAATCCGGCATCTTTTTATTTTGACCGGTGCCGTAATGGATGGCCTTGTGTGTCGCATCCGACACGCTGATCACATTCTCCGGGTCGAACAGTGCTTCCCGGTGCTCGAGAATATCCTCTTTCATCAGTGGGTTGATGTGGTGTATCGTGATGCGCGCCGGTGTCTTTCTGCCGTTGGTCGCCGTCACGTCCAGTATCGGGTGGTCTTTACACCCAAGGTCACACCCACCGTCCCGCACGATGATCCTGTCCCGGAACTGTCGCCACTCCTTCGAGCGGTAAAAGTCCTGGTTCAGGTATCGGTCAAACCCGAAGGTATCTTTACCAACCTCTCCGTGCAACTGCAGATATGTCAGCCGCTCCTCGAATGTCCCGCATCGGCACATCTCGCTGTAGCTTTTCATTTCAGTGACCTCATGAGTTCGTACATCAGTAATATCATGCCATATAGGTCCGCCCCGCAAAGTGCAATCCAACTCAAGATATTATCCGGTTTCTTCCCCAGCCATACCGCCAGCAGAAAGGCCGCAAAACATGCAAGGAAGCTCGACAACAGTATCCTCTCGAACTCTGTCATAGAGCCACCTCTTTCTCAAATGCACCCGCAATCAGGAATGTAACTGTCGCAAGAAACACGGCCCACACCATATTGTCCTGTTTCTCGTTCACGCCGCCGTATTCACCGAACCAGAACACCTCTCCAAACAACGCCGGGACTGCCACGACCCAAAGCATCCGGAACACCTCAGCACTCATACTCTTCTCCTTCGTCATCATCCTCGCCGGAATACTCCTTCATAGCCTTGAGCACTTCCCGGTACAGCTCTTCGTTGTCCTTCGCTGCATTGATAGCCTCAGTCTTAGCCCGCAGGAGCTTGTTCTCTTCCTCGAGCTTCTGCTTTTCCAGCATCGTCTTACTCGTCGCCAGCTTCAGGAAGTGGGTGGTCTCTGCAGAAGAGGCTGTTCCTTCCCGTATCCGCTTTTCCACCAAGTCCATCGCCAGTGAGATCATCTGGTTTTCTCTCGCTTCCGGAGTCAGTGCCGGCCTCATTGCGGGCAGGTCGGCGCCGGAAGTTTTTCTTGCGCCCATTTCCGGCACCATCCTTTCTGTTTTTCGCACGGCATCACTGGTATTTTGCTGTGCAAGGTTAGCCGAGACTAATTCTCTGGCAAAAAATATAAAGGCTTTTCTAAGGGTTCACGGGCAGCCTGATGCAAAGCAGCTGAAAGGAGAAAAAGTATGAAAGTTCTGTTAGGAGGTTGAACATTCAAGAAAACGTATCCCGTACAAGGCATCGTCCAAGCGGTGCAAATGGAGAAACAATACCCGTGAACCCTTAGAAAAACCGCCGAAGCCCGGTCTACTCCCCCAGACCTCGGCAAGTTTGCTCTATAAAATATCAATGGAGGCCAATACCAGGCATGAAAGCCCAAATATCAATTTTCCCTCCGGAGAAATATTAAAGACCGGCGCGATTTGAGAGGGGGTGTTGATTTTGCGACCCCCTCCCTATCCCCTTATGCGCTTTGCACAAGGGTCGTGTCGTCTTCGACCTCCATCTTGAGCTTCTTGTAGATGTTGAGCGGGTCATTGGCGATGATTTCGTCAATAGCCTGCTCAATTTCGTATGCGTTCTCCGCATCCGTCAGCTGGTCAGAGGTATAGGCCACCCGCATCAGCAGACCGCAGGAGTTGTACCCCTTATCAATATCGAATCTATACCAGTCCTCGAACTGGCTGTACGGATCGTAAGGGTTATCGGTCGTTGTTAAAAAGCATCGAATCATAATTCAAAGCCTTCCTTACTTATTAAGAGCACTGTAGACAGTGGACTCAGGAACACCACAAGCTTTGGCAATCTCGTTATAGGTATAC